GTAGCGTTTTTCCACACTCCCACCCCTATTTTACACTTATTTTCAAAATAGTGTGGATTTTCCTTGACTTTACTCTGTTTTCTTGGTATAATATTGACCTGTCAAACAAAAAGTGTAATATACCCACCCCCCTGTTATACCCTTTATCCTGAAATTAAGCTGGGCTGGGATAAACTGTGGAATGGAAACAAGACACTGTGGGTATCTGGGTATTACACCCCACCAGTAACTGGGATATCAGGTACTGGGAATACCCCACCAAACTCACCATACACCAATCTAGCTACGCTTTGGAAAGGGCTGGGATAAAAGAAACAGAACCCAACCGCCTATCGTGCTTTCTGCAAAAGGAAGCCTCTTTGAAGGGTTGGATCAATCCTCGGTGGGTGCCGTTCCGTTTAATCTTTATACCCAGCCGCGACTTGTTCGGCGCCGAGGTTTACCACCCTGGCATTAACCGCAGCACAGGCCGGTTTTTAACCAGCATACCACTTTTCTCAGAAGAAAAGCCTTGACATTGCGGTGGGTTGTGGTATAATACTAAGGAGTTTCGGGTGGCCTTCTCCTGAAAAAGAGCCACTCGGTTTGGTGGTTCCGAAAAAACCACTACTTATTGCCCGAGAGGCCATCGTATAAGCAGTACGCTACCTGGAGGTGCTGGTTCAAGTCCAGTCGGCCTTTCCGATATAACTTCATTTTTGCACTATAAACCTTGGAAGGTTATAGTGCATACAGCGCGGGGAGGGACCACCAAGCGCCCTCGCCTCGGTAGGTGGGCGCGGCCCCAAGACCGTAACACCTACCACTTTTAGCACTAGGCGGTCGTATAATAAGTACGCCCACCCGTCACTTTGTTAGAAAGTCGAAATGTTCGCTTCTAGTATCCCTATGTGCAATGAGCGGTTGCTGATGCTGGACCGGGCGCTGGTGCTGATTGGAATGTTTAGCAACGGGGATTTCACAACCCAGCTAAACAAAATCGAAGAACAAGCCTACCACAACGTACTGCGGTACGTCGCTAAGGAATTCGCTCGGGGCTGGCGCTCTGAGGAAGAACTATTCCCCAAAATACCCAACATCGACGTGCCGGGGTTGCCGTCAATTTTGGAACAATTCAATGAGCAGAACGGACTCGAATCCGAAGAGGGCGAAAGCCTCGGCGGAAGCACGTCTGAATAAGCGGGCTGTCGCCAAAACACCTGAACAAGCTTTTTCCCAGCCACCCGAACCACCCATCGAAGAGTACCAAGCCTATAAACAAAAAGCCGACGTGGACCCAGTGGACTGGCCCGAAGTACCCAACCCGGACGACCCCAACTTTCCTTATTCCAGAAAAGACGTGCCCTACAACCAGTTCGCCCCCCACCGTCTGAAAGCGGAAATGCGGCGGCGAGCCAAAGAAGAAGACGAAGCTAAACTGTTGTCGGGCCTGGAAGAAGGTTCCCCCGAGTGGATCGAAGCTCGGTTGATTCTGGAAAGCAAACACAACTCCAAAGCGCTGTACCGCATTCGGTCGCTAGAGATCCTGGCCCGAGCCAAGAAGATGTTCGTGGACCAGATCGAAGTGCGCGGCGGCATGACCAAAGAACAACAACAAGCCGCTGCGCAGGAAGCCGTGGCGAATTACTTGGCCAAAGCGGGCAAGCCGTTGCTGGTCGAAGCACAGATTTTGGCCGATGATTAGTTTTGACGATATCACTAGCAACCCAACTAGTTTTGGCTTAGCCTTTTTACCCAGATACTTTACGGAAAAGCCTAGTTGGTTTCACGAGGAAATCGGCGCTCTGGCGTCGGGGCCGCACCGCAAACTGGCTATAGCTGCTCCACGCGGGCACGCCAAAAGCACCATCTTTAACCTCAGCGAACCTATACGGCGGGCGTTGGTGGATGGGTGTCGGCGGCAAGTTCTTATCTCAGCTACAGCTACGTTCTCGGGTGGGTGGCTGCGCAAGATCGCAGACGAGATCACCACAAACCACCTACTCAAAAGCGTGTGGGCGATTCGCCCTGTGACGCCGTGGCGGGAATCGGACGAGATCAACTTCATCGTAAACGGCGAGCGTCGGCAGATCATGGCGCGGGGCGCGGATTGCCAACTGCGCGGTGAGCACTTTGACGCCATCACAATGGACGATCTGGAAGACGTACAGAACGTGCGGTCGGAAGTGCAGCGCCGGTACTTGGCCGATTGGTTCTACCAGACAGTCGTGGGGTCGATGGAGGCCCACACCAAGGTCCACATGATCGGCACTTTGATCCACCATTATTGTTTGTTGTCAACCCTGGTGGGCGATCCGACGCTGGGCAAACCACCCAAAGAAGGTTGGGAAACGCGCATATACCGGGCCGTGGAAGGGGGTTTGGATAACCCACACTGCACAGTGCTGTGGCCCGAAAAGTGTGATCGGCGCTTTTTGCTGAGTCAAAGAATCGAAATGGGCGATATACGATTCGCCCGAGAATTGTTAAATGACCCAGCCCCTGACGAGGCGGTGGCGTTTCGGGAAGAATGGTTTAAGAATCGCTGGTACAATAAGTTACCGCCTCTTGAAAACTTGAATGTGTGTATGTACCTGGACCCCAACGGGGGCGAGGGGGAACGCAAACGATCAGGGGCGGATCTGGACTACGCGGCCATCGCCGTGGTCGGGGTGGTTAAGCATCATCCTATTCCACCAGAAGACTTTCGGGGCGGCGACATATACGTGCTCGAAGTAGTCCGGGGCAAATGGGACTATTTGAAAATTCTGGAAGAGTGCTTCAGGCTGTACAACAAATGGAGCGCCTCGGCGTTCTTTTACGAGGGTGTGCAGTTCCAGGCAGTGTTGGGACAGGCGTTTTCCCAGTACTGCAGCGAACGTAACCTGTACCCAGCCGTGATGAAGATGGACTCAATCAAGTCCAAAGAGATCCGGGCGAAGTCGGTCAGCAACCTGTGCAAAGAAGGCCGGGTGTGGTTGCCGTTGGGGATTTCGATGGACTTCCAACAAGAGTTCTTTTCGTTTCCAGTCGTGGACCACGACGACCAGACAGACGCACTGGTCGGGGCGTTGCGGGGCGTGAGGCAGTCCTCGGAGCTGTGGGGCGAGCCGGACACCAAGATGCCCAACCCTAATGCAACTCCAGGTGGTAGCAACGATTTCGTGGAGGGGTGGCGGCGCACCAATGCTGAGTACGGTTTTGATGCCGACGGTGGGCTGCACTTCGTGAACAAAAACAAAGACAAGATTTTTGAGCATAGACAAGATTTGGAGTCTTGGTAGATGAGTGATTTTTCCACTAAGGTTATCAGCTACATCGGTTGTGAAGTTCGTATGTCAGATTGCTACGAGACTAAAATAGAAAAGATCCCAAACTGCGAGCATTGGGAAAGTTTGTCTGACGATACTAAAAAGGCTTTGCGGTTGGCTGATTCCGCGAAGTTCTGTGGCAAGTGCCAGGAACCCATCGACCGTTCCGTAACGCGCAAGGTGCTGAAGTTCTGGGCCAAGGGCAAAGAGGAAGCTGAGGCCAACCCCGAGGGGCATTGGCCTAGAATACTCGGCTCGGCTACGGACAAAGCAGAAGGCACGGTGCGCGGGTATCGTGTGTTTCCGGTGTTTGAAAAGGGCACGATTCGGCGTGACGTGGTTATTTACGGTTTGCCATTGTGGTCTGTAACCAGTGGGTACAATGGCGATTACCCGGAAACACCACCTTCCACCAAGTACGATGAGGTCAAGCGCTGGTTTAATAAGCTGGGTATTATGCACGAGCCGTCCTTTAAGTTGAGGTTGTATTTTGCCCAGGAGCCAAAAGTAAAAGCAAAACCCGTTAATGATCTGACCAAACCGCCTGCTCCTCCTGGGGTTAAGTATCTTCAACCTGTGTCGTAGGGCCATAGATGAGTAAAGCCGAGCACATCATTGTTCACTCGTTACTTTGGATTTTTGCGGTTACCATCGGGTACGGAACCTTTTCCACACTGGACACCAGACTTAAGTTTACTAAGCAGGAACTTGTCGAAAGCCAAAAGAATTTGAATTGGCTGAGGCTGGTTACGGAAAAGCACATTTCAGAGTGCGATGCCCACAGGAAGTTTCTGGAAGAAGGGCTGCACGCCAATAGTGTGGATTTAGAAAATCGGGAACGCTCGCTGGTGGCCATAATCAGTGTGCGGTTTTCCCAATTGCAGAGGCTTTACCAGAATCTAAGCAATGATCTTGACAAGGTTAGGAAAGAACTCGGCCCGGTGGTTGGCAATGTCGATGTGCTCAAATCGGTGTTGCTGGAACTTCAAAACGAACTAGAACAGGTCAAAGGCAAACAAAAGGACGAAGACCTAGAAGAACTTAAGCAGCACTATCTTAATACCCAGGTTCTTGTTACGTTGGCGTCTGCCACCGGCAGTGGTACTTTGCTGCCCGGCAATCGGGTGCTGACCGCTGAGCACGTTGTGCGCAGCGCCGGGGCTGGCAAAGTTATCGTGGATGTGCCTGGCCTTAAAAGTTCTATTCCAGCCACCATCGTTATGAAAAGTGTGGCGCTTGACCTGGCGCTGCTGCAGCTTGACTATAAGCCTGAGCTGCCTTGTGTGCGGCTGATGGCGAAGGACGCCTTCGATAATCTGCCTGAATTAACCAAAGTGATTTCTGCTGGTTACCCGATTGGGCGTGGTCCGTATTTCACAGAAGGCCGTTTGGTAATCAAACGCACGGTTATACCGGGCCACGGTCCCCGCATTATTTCCAGTGCGCTGATGTTCTTCGGTAGCAGCGGGGGTGGGCTGTTCGACGCAAAGACCGGGGAATTGATTGGTGTTACCGTGTCTATGCCAGTCGCAGGTATGAGTCCGGTTAATTTCATGGGCGCTTCCGTGCCGCTGGATTTGATTGTGGATTGGTTTGAAAGTAACAAGGTGCCACTTGATGGAATGTAAACTCAAGGGCGGTTATGCAGCAGTAGCCCTGGGTAATGAGGTTATGCTGTTCAAGCATACCAAGAATTCCAAAACCCAGATAATGTCGGTTACTGCGGCGTCGCATATCAAGGACTTGAAAATACATTCTGAAAAGTACGGTGTGCTGAAGATTGTCGTCGAGGGGGGCCACTGCGCTTTTGCCTGTCCGTCTAGTGGGGTGGTGACTAGATTCTTTTCACCAGAAGTGCAGAAGTCTTTTTCTTTTGGCAAGCTGCATGACCAGATGATGGAGTATGTGGCGTCGGGCGACCTCGGTACTGTGACCAGGGATATGCACCCCCGCGATAAGTCCATGATGCAGATTCTGTTGAGTGTCGGGGACTTGCCGGATGTGCGTGAAAACAAACAAACAGCCCGCGAGTTTTTGATTGAGTTGAGAAAAATCATCGACGATTACTTGGAGCAATAGCATTGGCAGAGATGACGTTAGCCAGTTTAACAATGTTGATCTTTGTGCTGGTGTTCATCATAGGTGTGTGCTTCGGGTTCTGGCTAAAACACCAGTTGTGGGTGCCACCTACTGTTGCAGAGCCTGCACCGCCACAAGCACCGCCTCTAATGACAGAAGAGGCTTTGCGGGCCAAAGAGCTTCGTGCTAAGGCTGAGCTGAACAAGACTTTGAAGAATATGGGCCTGCCAGTGATGGATGACGATGCCTAGATACGATTTCCTTTGCGAAGATTGCGGGTTGCGGGAAGAATTGTTTATCAAGGTCTGCGACCTGGATAAGTATGATACCAAGATTTGTACGTGCGGCGCTGTTGCTGCACGGCAATTTCCATTGACGGCTCGGCCCCATGTGGAGTGGGAAAAGCCGGAGTTCTCCTTCAAGCACGGCAAGTATTTGTCCAGCAAACGGCAAGCAGATCGTGCTGACCAGGAATTGCGGGAGCCGGATATGGAAAAGTACGCTATGGATTATGCTCGTGAAGAGGCTCGTCTGAAGGCTAGTCTCGGAGAGGAGCAATACGAGGAGTTAAACAATGCCTGACTATAAGAATGATCTGGAGATGGACGCTTTGGAATCTGCTGGTGGTCCTCCCGCAGAAGGCCCGGAACTAGAGGAAGAGTTTGTGGAAGAGGAAGAGCCTGTCGATATGATGGAGCAGGAAGTGCTGGTTCGTCTTTCTGACGAGGCTGGTCTTTCTCCTGAGCAAGCCAAGCAAGCGTTTGATATTATGAAAGAAAGCATGGGAAATGCCGCTGTTTAACGATATCAAATCTGACGAGGGCCATCGCCTGATTTCAAAAGTCACCGGGCTTTTGAAGGACGGTGTGCAGGACAGGTCCAGACACGACAAGGCTTGGGATACGTATATAAATTATGCGGCCTCCAAGCATTGGTCGGAGGACTGGACCGCAGGGCGCAGTCGGCCCTCTATAAACGTCTGCGCCAAGGTTATACGCTCTACCACGCCTTTGCTGGTGGATCGTAGACCACAATTTGAAGTTATGCCGGTGGCGGGCGAGCACTACGAAACCGCAGACATTCTGAACGCTTGCACGCAGTATGTCCTTTACCACCAGAGATTCCAGCGCAGCCTGGCGGCTAATCTGCTGGTGTCTCAAACTGTGGGCACGAACTTTTTTGAAGTGGTGAATGACGTTGATCTGGCCGATCAGCGTGGCGACATCGCGGTCAGAAAGGTTTTGCCCTGGGATGTGCTGGCGCTGGGGGGCGACGACGTGCAGGACTGTGAGATGGTGGCTGTGCGCCGTAAGCTACCTATTTCCAGAATACGTCGGTTGTATGGCGAAAACGCAAAAGGCATAGAACCTAACGTAGATCCCTCGCAAGCCAGCAACTTTCCGCATATCGTGTTCGGGCATGGCGGTATGCACCCCACTACGTTTGCTACTGGTGGGCGTGTTGAGACCTACGGCACCAAAACCCGCGACGCCACAGACGGGGACTTTGGGTATATATGGGAAGTCTACTTTAGGGACGAACAGACCTACCAAGATACCCAGGATATGCTGGTCAGTGGTATGGTGCGGGAGCTGGTCATTGATAAGCTGAAGTACCCTGGTGGTTGGAGGATGATTACATTCTCCGGCAACACGGTGCTTTACGATGGGCCTATGCCCTATAAGCATTTGCAGGTGCCCCTCATCAAAACTGCTAATTATGATATTCCCGGCGAGTTCTGGGGGGAGAGTGATCTTCAGAACATCGTACAGCCTAACAAGATCATTAACGTGATTCTCGGGCAAGTGATCGACGCTTTGCGTTTGGGCAATAACCCGCCTTTGCTGGTACCCAATGGTTCTGGGGTTAATGTTAATACGTGGTTGAATTGGCCGGGCATGATTGCCCAGTATAACCCACAGGGCGGGGCACCACACTGGATGGACCCGCAGCGCATTTCGCCCGAAGCCTTTCGAGTTATGGATCTTTGTCTCCAGTACATCTACGACATCGCCGGGCTGAGCGAAATCTCCGAAGGTGGGGTGCCGTTCGCTGGAGCATCGGGTGAGTTGGTTGCCCAGCTTCGTGAAGCGGCCATGACGCGCATTCGGCTGAAGACCCAGAATATGGAAGATGCAATCAGTCAGATCGGACAACAGGTGGTTGGCTTGATTCAGGAGTTCTGGACCGACCACAAGATGCTTCGGGTGACTGGGCTTTTGCCTAATGACAAACTAACTAAGTTGTCGAATATTAAACCTGGGCCGGACGGTCGAATGGCCTATCTGCCTTTGAACCAGCACACTACTACGGAAGGAGTCAAGCTGAATGATCTAAGCATCGGCAAATACGATGTTCGGGTAGTGACAGGTTCTACGCTAGCTAAGTCTCACCGCCAGCTTCTTTCTGATACTATTTCGCTGGCACAGGTTGGTTTGTACAATGCTGAAGATATGGCTATTGTGCTTGATGATCCAAGGAAGGACGTTATCATAGCACGGGTCAGAGAACAGGAAGCCATGCAGAAACAGCAGCAAGCCGCCATGATGCAACAGGCTGGAGCACAAGCCCCACAAATCCCAGGTTTACCGCCTCCGCAGGGCGGGGAACCCGGACCATTGCCGGAAGACCTTTCTAATGCTGTTGGTAGGATGTAAAGAATGCAAGAAGAACAAAATGTCGAAGAAGCACCAGAAGTTGATTTTGATGCCCTTTATAATCAATATGCTAATGAGTCGGAACCTGCTGAGGCTGTGGAACAAGAAGAAGCCACAGTACCAGTACCTCCAGCACAGGAAGAGGAGGTACCAGAAGAAGCCGAAGCACCGAAGGAGCCAGAGCCGTTCCAGTTTGATGAGAAACTATCGTACCCCGTGCCGGGGCGGGATGGCATAGACTACGTGCCGTTCAAGAAATTCAAGCGGTGGATCGAGCAGGGCAGGGGTGCGGCCCGGTTGATCGAGCGCATGAAGACCAGAGAAAAGGAATTGTCTAACCCTATTGCCATCAACGAGTCGCTTAGTGATATTCCTGACGATCTTCGGCAGGATCTGTACGAGCGCGTCAAGAAAACCGTAGATCAGTTCCGGCAGGAGATCAGTCTACCAAGAAAATTTAATTCTGGACAAAATTTACAAAATGAGGATAGGAGCCTCCTAGAAGCCACTAGAGCTGAAATCCAGCAGCTCCGAAGTGAGCGTAGCAAAGAAAAAATCTTGACAACGATGCGAGAAAATGTTATAATGGTAGACAACTTCGCTAAAGAAGAGTTAGGGGTAGAGATCGACGAGAAGCTGGGTTCGCAGCTTAGGGCTGCGGCCAATGAAGAGGCTCGACGACTCGATATTCCGCTACATAAGGTCAACCTGGTTGGCGTGCTTACACGGCTAGTGCCGTCGCACATCAAAGCCAATATCAGAAACCAGATGGAGCTGGATGGTAAAAAAGCCCCTTCGTCTAAACCAGTGGTAGGGCCAAAAGCCTCCCCTGGACCTCGGGCTACATCGGCTGGTAAGCGCAAACTCAGTGAGCTTTCACAGAGCGAACTGGAAGCGTTGGGAGCCGAGGGAAGAGAAGCCCTCCTTAATGAGCACCTTATGGGGGTGCTTGGTAAATAAGCTGAACTAACGCACACCAATACCCGTTAGTTTCGGACCCGCTTGGGCGGTTACTCCAGAAACTCTAAACGGCTGGTTGAGCAGATGTGACGCTATGTTTGTGTCTGTTTGTTCATTGTTTCTGGAGAAATAGCATGGCACTAGATACTGCCCAAATTGCTGCCATCGCCAATGCGTATATTGTTCCCGATGTGCGGCAACAGTGGAAGGACTTCGATGCCCTGTTGACCTACCTGCTTGATATGCAGGGCAAGGCCAAAAAGATCATGGGCGGCTCGAACGACTTCAAAATCCCCGTTGTAATGAGTAAGCGTGACGCGATTGGTCCGTACAGTGGGTACGATGTGACCGACGTTACGCCGAATATCCAGCTTCGTCACGGGACGCTAGCCTGGAAGTTCTACTACACCAATATGGTGGTTTCCGATGAGGAACTGACAAAGACCGAAAACGCGGAAGCGGCCAAGGGTCTGTTGGATCTTCTGAAGGAAAACGCACTGTTCACACTGCGTGACGAAATCGGCACCGATCTTTATAACACCGGAGCTGATGCACTTCGTATCAATGGTCTGCGGCAGATTGTTGATTCTGCTGATTCCTACGCTGGCCTTTCTCCTGCCACCTATGCTGATTGGGCTTCCATCGAAGATGGTGCGACTACAGAAGTGTCGTTGTACTCCATCGCCGATAACTACGCTCAGGCTATGGAAGGCAGCGAGTCGCCGGACTGTATGGTAACCAACAAGCGAACCTGGCTAAAGATTGTTTCTCTGTTGGAAGAGAACAAGCGGTTTGGTTCGGGCGAGGTTCTATCGTATGGACCAAGCGCGGCTGGCAGCAAGGAAGGCAAGCGGTATCAGGGCGGCAATGAATCAGTCCACAAGTATGTGGAGTTCATGGGGGCCAAGTTGTTCCCAGATAGTTACTGCCCCGGTTCTGGACCTGGAACTGCCGACAACCACCTGTTCGGTCTGTGGTCTCCGTCTTTGCGATTCATTATCCACAAGGATTACGACTTCGCAATCGCCAAGGACAAGATCCGTCCGATTAACCAATTCGTCACCGTGATTCCGATGCGTTTCGCAGGCAACCTGGTCTGCACCAAGCGCAATCGGCATTTCAAGATGACCGCACTTGATCCTGCTGCTTAAAGGAGAATAGCATGGCTCTCGAAAAAATCAGGATTGGCAGTGGGCCGACTGGTGTACCTGATTACACTGGTTATGCCGAGGCTGTCATCCAAGGCACCGTGTGTGTTCGGCTGTTTAATGATACGGGGGCGGCTCTTGTAGATCGCACTCCGTATTACATCGACCACACTATGCTTGACACTGACACCAATGGTCCTCGCGCCATCGCTCTTGTAGACGATGCCAAGCGCCATAAGCTGGTTGTTGCGCTGGAAGCAGTGCCCAATCAGTCTTGGGGCTGGTTTGCCTACCGTGGGCTGGTGGATCAGGTTATTCTACCCAGTGCGGCTCGCACGACCGGACACGCCTTCAAGGTGTTGGATGGTGTTGTGACCAGCACGGCTGCGGTACCTGATTACGACGACGAGGAGTTCGCCACAAATCTCGAAGCTACAGAAACCGGCACCGCGTGTGATATGGTTCTGTGGGGCCGTGATTTCCTGGCTACTACGTAAAACCTGTGGAGGGGCGGGGTGTTGTACTTCGCCCCTCCTCTTTTCGCTAGGCGGGGCTGCACAATTCGGTTGTGTACCGCTTGGTTTAAGAAAGGACTGACATGGAACCCTATGCTATACTAGGTAAACGGCAACAGGATTCAGTGCTGCGTTCTGGACAGTCGCTTTTTGCGAATGTGCGAATTCCGGTTCGTAACGGCAGCGGCAGTTCTATTGCCAAGGGCAAATTGGTTTACTTTTCTGGGTATGACGCAACTCACAAGCGTTTTAAGATCGACCTAACCGATGCTGACGACCCTACCAAGCAGGCAGTCGGTGTTACAGACCACGCCATTGCTAACAGCACCAACAGTTATATTCTGGCTGAGGCTTTGATCGGTGGGCTAGACACATCAGCGTTTACTGCTGTTGGCGATCCGGTATTTGTCTCTGCTACAGCAGGGGCGTTTACCGAGACCGCGCCGAGTGGGGCCAGTCAATTCAAGCAGAAGGTCGGCTCGGTCAAAGTCAAATCATCCACGGTGGGTGTAATTCATTTCCAGACTATGTTCACTCTGGAAAAGGTTGGTAACAACTTTGTACAGGCGGGGATTTTGTCTGCTGATGCCACGGGTCGGGCGCTCATGGCGGCTGACTTCTTTGACACAGAAGCTACTGTGGATGCCAAGTTTGCTGCGGGCGTCATAGACGGGGATATCCTAAAAGCGGGTGCCCTAACTGCCGACGCTACGGGTCGTGCGATTATGGCTACAGCACTTTTTGACTCAGCCACGGTCGATGACAAATTTGTGGATGGGTCGATTGGTGAAGACCTGCTGACGGCGAACGAGCTTACAGGCAGAGCAGTGGCTAATGCTGCCGATGTCGGAACCACTGGTAGTCTACCGCTTGTGCACAGAATTGCTGTGGCTTCCGGTGCAAATGGTGATGTGGACATTACTCTGGACCATAAGAGCAGGGTGATTGATGCACACATTGTTATGTCCGGTGCGGGCACAGGTGGATCGACCATAACGATCAAGAGTACTGCTGATGCTATTTCTGACGCAGTAGACCTTAGTGCTGCTGGTGATAAAGATATTTTGCGCATTGCTGAGATAGACAATGCGTTTCACGAGATTCCTGCAGCGGGTGTGCTACGTGTGACTAAAGCATCCGCTGGTGGTGATTTCCCAGGCGCAGATGTCTATGTAACAGTTCTGCGAGTTGCTTAATCCTTTGGGGGATTTGGTTACCTAGGTAGCTGAATCCCCCTTTTTTATTTGGGTGGTTTGATGGCTGTCGGGCGACGACGAAGGCGTGGGCATGGTGTGGTTGTAGTGCTGGCCCAGGACACTGCTGATTTTGTTACAGGAGAATAGTAAATGCCAAGCGATCAACCGATAACGCTAATATCGGAATCACCGCTCACCTATTCATGGGGCGGGGAGACCCTGGTTGCAACGGAACACACCGCCGACATGTGTACGCACGGCGGGATTCATGCGTGGTGGTATATCTCTCACTCGGACGGGGATCATGCGGTTGTCAAATCGCGCCCATCTCAACTTAATAAGGAACATCATTCGCCAACTTCAAACACCTGCGTTTAGAGGTTCATCATGCCAAAAACAGATTGGAACGTGTTTGTTTCCGGTACGGTTTCCGAGGTTCAGCCGGGGACGCCGCTTGCTGGTTTGTCCGGTACTAATTCGCTCAAGGTCGTGATGACAGCTGGAACATTACCATCAATCGTGTACACAAAGAAACTTGTGTCTCAGGCGGATGCAGGAATGATCGC